TGGCTACAGCCGATCCCATAGCCATTAATCCCTGAATAATTTGCCCATTTTTAAAACGAATAAATGCATCCCCAAGAGATATAATAGACCCAATAATCGGAATTCGTTTTAAAAAACCCCTCCCAAGAACTTTCAACAATCCCTTCCTTCCCCCAACTCCAAACGCCTTTGCTACAGAAGATGTTCCCGTTCCGAACATTTTCATAATAATCCCACCCTTCCCGAAAATTTTAGCTGATAAATTTCTAAGGAGTCCACCCTTTGTAGCAAATAATTTACCAAAAAATCCATTAAACAATGTCGAAAATGATTTTGCTAAAATTGTAAATACGCCTTGAAATGGATCACCTGATATCATTTTAGATAATGACCCCAACAATGTGCCACCAATTGCCACCAATGGTATCGCAAATTTAATTATTTTTTCTAATAGACTACTAGTGTTTTCATCTTTTGTTTCATCTACGGATTTACTCTTCTTACCCGAGCCAAAATTCAATTTTCGCAATAGGTCATTGTCAATATCAATAATTTTTACTTCAAGAAGTTGTTTGGTTCTACTTTGGGATTGCGCGTTAGCATCCGACTTAACCTTCTGCATAAAAATTTGATCAATAAAACTACTTTTTATATTTGGAACCTTTTGCTTATCAAGTAAAAGCCTAGTGGATTCGGCAATGACATCCCTATTTTCTTCTAAAGCTTTTTCAAACGCAGCACGTTCCGCTTGAAGTGCATCAGGCACATTTGGGCGATATGTATTACTCTTGGGCTTTTCAGCTTTTTTATCCTTTGCCATATTAATTATTTATGGCTAGATGCTATTAATTAAAAAGTTCTGAAGTCACTTGAATATCTGTATCTTCATCAATTTTATACATAGGTTCATGCAATTTCTTTAAGTCTTCAATATATGTTTGAAGCTTAATCAATGCCTCTTCGCCAATATTATCTGTAATATCCATTTTATTTTGGAGCGTTTGTTGAGCAAATGACATTGTGTGTTCTGATGATGTAAGACGCATAATAGAGATATATTTACATAATTCGATAATATATAAATCAGAAATCATCTCACGCACAACATCATCATCACTTGGGGCAATCGCATAATTCTTTGAGTTAGAATATTCTGAATACAGTTTCTTTTCATCCTTAATGTTTGGAACAGTATATTCAATAATAAGATTATCGGAGGTATCACTCTTTGGTGTGAAGTCCTCCCTGATTTCCCTAATACCCTCAATCACATGTGCGAAATCTTTTCCCTTATATAGTTTAGATACGAAGTGATAACGCATTTGAATTAAAATTGCATCCTTATCAAAAGTGGTTAGATTATCAACAATGGCTGGCTCAGAACATAATTCTTTGATTAAATCATACACCCTCTGGTTAAAGATAGCATTGAAGATGGGATTATCTAAAGCGGATTGAATTATCAACCTCTTATGTTTTGCTGTAAGGGTAGAGAAATCTACTTCTCGTTCCAAAGATGGAATATAAATAGACTTAGAAAGAGAATTTACGTTATACTCTTTTAATGAATTGATGAAATCGGATGTTTGGCTCATATATATTATTTATTTGTCATTATTGATTTGTCAACTTTTTGGCGTGGAAAGGTTAAAACCGTTCGGCCCATTACTACTACCCCCACCTTCGGCCTCATCTTGCCTTTCTTGTTCTTCATTGAATAATTGGGTATATAGCACAAATTCTGGCATTGTAATACACTTATGTTCTTCAAATGAAATACCTATTTTTATTTTTAAATCGTATAGATTTTTATATAATGACATTAAATCGTCCTTCAAAAATATTTTTATCATATCATATATGTAATTTTCTTCTAATGAAAAATTTATATTTTTCCATTGGTTATCCTTGGTATATAAAGTAAATAGGATTATGGATGCATAATCTTTCTCAATACTATCCATCACATCGTCTATCTGACTTTCAACATATAGTGGGATATATTCTTTCATGTCACTTGTATACGGGATCTTCTTCCCATGATCCCCAATAAAATATTTAATACAATTGTCCCTATCAAGCGCATCAATAACTACTTTATCAGCAATGAAATCCTCAACTTCGATAATATATTCGTCGCTGATTGATTGATATTTTGAATAAACTTTATTGATTATATCAATCAAGTTAATTTTTATTTTACCTTCAACACCATCTTTCCAAGATGTAAATGTGCGTTCATCGGATACACTATATGACCTTATTGATAGTAATATGATAAATATGTCGATAAGATTTAAGTGAGGTAATTCTTCAATACATAATTCATCTATAAGGATTTTAGTATAATCTTTGAATAAATTTATATCACTTTCCACACAAACCTTTTGGAGATTTTTATAATCATCAACAGTTAATTCTCTAAATTTTAGAGTTTTATTTTCTGTTAATTTAACTTTATAAAAGTAGTTCATTAGAATATATTTTTAATTTTGTTGATACTTTCATCTAAAATAACTGTATTTAGAATTTCTTTTACACCACCATTTGAGAACTTATCAATAAGGTCAAATACTGGAATATATGTTGTATTATACAAATCATATTTATTGTATGCAAACTCGATCCCAGTCCTTCTTTCAACTTCGCTATTTGAATAGTCATATGTTGTTGATGTGATACCTACAGGGCATACATCATAAAAATTCCATATTTTTCTCGCAATAGGTGCAAGATTTTGGCTAGTAAATCCATATTGAATGACTGTAATATTAGTCTTAATACTTTCGGCTTTCGGCCTTGCTACAAGCCCCTTGTGCTCAGATAGAATTGTCCACGGTCTTAATATACCATCAACAAATGATAAATATGTCTCTAAGAAGTCTAATATGAGGGGTTGTGCTGGTTCTCTACCTTGTGCTACTGGGCCACCTAGAAAACCCCGTATAGGCGGAGTGTATCCAATTATGTTACGTTCCTTGGGTAGTCTTACACCTTGGGCGAATACACAACCAATTGTTTTTTGTAAGGCATAATTTGTTAATGCTTTCTTAGGGATGTTCCACCCTTTCTTGTCACCAGATGTATATTCTAAACCCTGAAGAACTTCCGTTTGGAGTGTTTTTGGAAAATCTTCAAATAATATAATCCATTGTGACGCATTAGATGGTGCAGATATCCACGATTCCATCTGTTGCAAAAAATAGGAACGTGGGCTAATTGTAACCAAAGATGGTATATTGCCTAGAATAGTTTGGCCTATATCTGGAGACTGTAAACCACCTTTTTTTAAAACTGTTATTGGGTTATTCAAACTCATATGTTATGATTATTTATTCCAATTTTTTGCTGTCCTCACCCATACCGCAGCAGACAAGGATGCTGCAAGGTTGTCATCATTTAAAATTAATTCCGCAACTTTATTCTGCGTGTGTATATCATTTACTTTCAACGATTTTAAGTATTTTGCGACACTACCAAATTGTTTATCAAATTTTTTACCAAAGAATTGTTGACTATTAATAAATAAATCTACGGCAGTCTTAGGCTCAACTTGCCAATATCCTCTGGCTGGCCCACCACCAGTTTGAACCCTAGTTCTATATTGTGATTCGATTTGTCCTGTATAGGACAATAAATCTTTTAAAATATTTGACTGAACTCCATTATCTCCATCAAAAATATATGCAGCTATGTCAATTGCTTGCCATGCAGATTTAGGAACATTAACGCCAGCCTCTAATCGCGCCAATGCTTTTTGCTCAGTTGTTGCATTATCATCCGTTTGATAATATTTACTCCAAATATCGATAACATATGATACATCGTTCAATACCCACGATGACGACTGTTCACGTTGATTAGAATCACCTGCAACTGCTACATTTGGCGCACCCATAATAGATGCAGCACCCATTGCAACACCAGCAGCTATTTTACCAAGTTTGCTTTCGGTATATAAACTATATATGTTATCATTTTCTACTGCATCGATCATATAAATATTTATAAAAAAGCCCAGAATAACAATTCTGGGCCTTTTATCAAGATTATTGTTTAATTAAATATCTGATTCTTGCGTAAAATGAAATGAAAACGTTACAGTAAATTCCTGAATCGCCCCTGAATCTTCTATAGTATATTCTAATTCACCAACTTTTTTACATACCACACCGACAAGAGATACCTTTTTAATTGGATTTAATTCATTATCAATAAGGACCAAATCAATAACAGCAGATGCCTTTGGGGTGAAATAATTACCTGATGATGATTCATCATCGAATACCTCTCTACGCCATCCATCAAGTTTTTCCCAAAGTTGGAATCTCTGATCGGCAAAAAAAGTAAGTGTATATGACTCGCTACCCGAATATTCTACATTACCTGGGATATTAAAACCTAATCCCATAAATTTGGCTTGACTAGTGGTAACACCAGCAGTTGGCAACTTCGCGGCTTTAACATATACAAGGTCATCTGGCGTAAAAGATACTGACAACCCCGCACCTGAGTTAATTGCTAAAACGCGAATTTGATTCTTACGAGCAAAATCACGTTCCATGGCGACTTTATAAAAGTCTCTAATTGTTGATATTCCGTTTGGCATAGTTTAAATGAGTTTGTTTTAATTATTTATGAAAATAAGCACAATTATGGAATTTTATTAAATTGTTAAATTTATTCCATATGTTAACTAAAAATATATGTAATTTATCCATATACTACAATTGCATCTCCATCATAAACAACATCGTTACCGTAATATACAGCATTAGCTGGAACTGATTCCCCTTCGCTATGTGGTGAAAATTTATATCTTTTTTGACCAATATATTTATTCACATTATATGACGATTTAATTTCTGCTCTCTGTGAAATTTCTGATCTATTATTTGAACGAACTCTATTTCTAAATTTATCATTCACAATAGATTGAATATTCTGTGAAGTTGTTTTAAATGCATTTCTCATATATTAATTATTTATAATTTCCGCCGTTTTCAAATACCATATTACCAACAGTTAAGACAATTTTTTAACTGCAATTGCATGAATGCGCGGTCGAACTGTCAAAAAAGCATTATAAAAAAAGAATGAGTCTGGTAATGGTAAAGCTGCACCATCCTTTGTATGGTCATTAGTGTCCATTACGTTGTTATCAGGATCTATTGTATTAGAATTTATTATTGATTTTAATTTCGTTAATGATATGTCCGTATATCCAGAATAGCCTTGATTTCTACTAGAAATGGTTATGGTCTGATTAGATAATCCTTTATTATTTACAATAATGTCCAACCCAAAATATGCAGCAAAGTTTGTAGTGTCGCTGCTACGAGTTAGAGGTATAGTGCTTCGCATTCTCCCACTATTATTGGAATATCTACGAGTGGTATTGACTTCATTTGATAATAACAGAGACCCGCCATAACTATTACCACCGTCGTCGAATTGATTGTTATTGTAAGCGAGACTGTTAATTCTATCAAGATTACTATGCATAGCTCCAAAGAACATCTGACCAGCAAGTAATGGTTGCCCTACTACTTCTGGTAAATACTTAGTTGGTGAATCTTTAATAATTCCGTAGTAAGTATTTGTGTCCTTTGATGATCCCCCACTACTTACATCAGCTTGGCCTGATACGAATGATTTGTTATTATCTGTTATAGAATTAGTATAACTTATAAAAAAACCTATTGCTATATGTTCCCAATCACCACCAAATACAAATTTCTTTTGATAAGCGTAATTGGGTTGTATGATCAAACTATTATCAACGCCATCTTGAACGGATGCATCAATTGTCTTTGTATAAATTATTCCACCTTCAGCCATATTAATTATTTATAATTGTGGTGAGTTTTCACAAATTTATTAATTCACCATGCGATAACCCATCTTCAAAATCCTCAACATAATTAAATAAACCCACATTAAAAAATTCCCCACCAATTTCGTCATTTGTTCTAGTTTCAAAATCCTCAACATAATTAAATAAACCCACATTAAAAAATTCCCCACCAATTTCGTCATTTGTTCTAGTTTCAAAATTTTCAAGAATTGCAAATGGCCCCGTTAAGAACAAATTGCCATAATATTCACAATCGTCCTCGAAGTCTGTATCAACTAAATCACATATACCAAATTCTGGTTCTGGTTCAACATATTCAGTTTCAACATATGGTGAAAATTTATATCTTTTTTGACCAATATATTTATTCACATTTACAATATCATTTCTCATTTGGCGATCCGCTAATACACGCTTTTTAATAATAGATGATCGAATATCTCTATTATTGTCTAAAATGCGCCTTCTCTTTGATAAATTCATATTAGTTATTTTATAATATTGTCAACCTCAACAGTAATGTATGTAGGAGTGCCACCATCCATTCGACCCTCTAGTTTTATTTTGGTTTCGCAACCATCTGAAGTTAAATTATTGGCTGATAGTTGAAAGCTACTCCCTCCTTCCAACAACCAATAATTTGGATCATACTGCCCCAAAATACTAACATCTTCGGCTATTAACACATCGTTTTTATACGCTTTTATCCAAGCATTATCATCTTTTGAATCACGATCATGTGTAATTGTAAATATAATACTTTCAATATCTGGTTTGATAAGGAACTCAATATACCCATATCTGGATCCCGTCGTAATTGGCACTATATGCCAACTATCAATATATAGTATATCATCCTCCGCTACACCTGTAAATACTGCTTCAGTTCTCCAAGTTTCTCCAATCCAACTAGTATTACCAAAGTCAAATTGGGTCGTGCATGGTTGTTCAACATATTCAGTTTCAATATCAGTTTCAACATATGGTGAAAATTTTTCACGCTTTTTATTTAAAATTTCTTTTTCAAAATTATAAATTAATTGATCTTTTTCAGCTTGGGTATTTAAAATAGTGTTAATTGATCTATCAGAATTTATACTATCTATCAATTTGCGCTTACTATCAACTAATACGGTCTGTTTAAAATTTGGTCTGTTTAAACGACCTAATTGCCTAGAGAGTGCGCGTTTAGCATTTCTATTACTTGATAATCCCATATTAAATGTTTATAGAGTCAGCCGTTTTTGTCAAATAAAAAACCCACATTACTATGGGTTTTGTTAAATATATGACTTAAAAGTTATATAAGTTCTTGGAAGTTAGCATCTTGGCGAGTTGCGATGAAGTCAACCAAAATAAATTCGGCTGTTTTGGTTGGTTTTATATAGATATCGATTTTCATTTGATTTTGTTCTAGAACCTCATCAGTATTATTTTTTTCATTACATAATAAGTAATAATCACGAATACCATCATTATTCTTAACACCCTCAAATAGTGGATTAAGGACATTAACGACTTGGTTACGAGTAAACAAAGTATTTGGCTCGAATACAAAATACTTAACGGTTCTCAGTGTTGCCTTTTCAAGATACAAGAAAACACGTCTCACATTAATTCTATCGAACGCACTCGGTTTTGCCATAAGAGTCTTTTGACCCCATGTAACAAAACCATCCGTAGGACTAAACATAATGGGGTTAACACTGATCTTATATAGTTGATCACGCTCTTTTTGTTTAGGGTATATAGCAATATCGTTGATGTTACCATTAATACCTCTTGTAAGACCAGCAGGGGCATCCCATACATTATCCATGTTAGCCATCAATGAAGCTGCGAAACCTGAGTATGGAACCCACGTTTGGCGATTTGATACACCATCATAAACCTTAACCCAATTACCATATGTTGCTGCATAGCTACTGTTAGCTGTTGCAAACTGATTGCGCAAAGGCCAATAGATAAATTTACTAAATGTCTTGGCAATACGAACACCATCAAGTTCATATGTTTGCTTTGTTACAATTGAATTTTCCCCACTGATGAAGATTTGACGAATTGGGTCTGCAATAAACATACAATCTTTTCTTGCCTTTGAACAAAATTGCTCAAATGCACCAAAGATTGTATTATAATTATCCTGTGTTGTTTTAAGAGATGAATCGCCAGATTGGTCTATCATTGCACTAAGTGAAGGCCATGATACACGATCATCATACGTTTCAGATGATAACTCATGTGTTGAACAAAAAATTGTCCCAAGTCCACCCTCGACAAGTAAATCAAGCTCAAATAAATCTGGATTTTCAACAAGATCAAGAACTCGTTCAATTTTTGAAGGAAGTGCGCCGATTGTTTTATCAGCACCACGGGTATTTTGAAAAACACCAAGTGGGAATGCTTCATTTGCATATTCTGCCACTGGAGCAGATAAATGTGGCGACAATGTAGTTGATTGATCATCTAGAACACGAAGTGATACCTTTGGTAGTGAGTCACCAGTAACGTTCAAGGAAAATACATCTTGAAGGTATGGATTAACAAAGAACCGTAAGTTATTACTTTGATTATCAACAGTTTCTAAGAAGATACTTTGATTTGATCCACCAGTTGGGTTTTGTAATTCACGATCTGGATCAAACGAACCAATGTATGATTCAGTAATAGCATATGATAATGCAATTGCAGAATTTGTAAATGGTGTCTTACGAAGCTTAATAATCCCCACGGTAAGAATATCATCAAATTCGGGAATGCCAATATTGAAAGATGGAATATTTTCCATAACCTCCGAAAGTGAACCTCCTTTAGATGTGTCAGCGGAAAGAGCAAAATCAAGACGAGACTCAGGGATTGTTATATAATCATCACCCGATTCAGAATTATTAATACTATTAATACTAGTAACATCAGTATATTTAGAATTTGGATCAGTATTACGATTATCAGAAATAGCGAGGTAATTACCTTCATATGTTTCATTTATAGTCCCCTTAGATGTATTTAATACAATTAGTCCAGCGCGACCCATTCCATTCTTACCGTCACTTAACGATGTATAATCAACGTCACCATCTTCTTCACCAAAAATATCAGACCAGTCAAGTTCACCGTTGATAAGACCCTCATACGCTTTGCGACTAAGTTCAACGTGATATGGTTTTGTTAAATAATATGCACTAATATTTTCTGACCCTGAGCTTAATCCTTCAGCCGATAAATCTGCATATGAAGTGGAGCCATCATCTGGTAGAACTGGATACACAAGTGCACTGTATTTATCTTCTGAAAAGATACTACCACCGCTAGCACCATAAGGCAGACGAGAGAAGTAAATGTTAGCAGGAGAATCAAACAATGCCTTAACAGTATGGTAACTGTAACGCTCTGCTGGTGTAGTTGGTTTACCGTAAACGCTTTCATATTCTGATAGAGATGTAACTTGCAGAACTTCATCTGTTGGGCCTTGGCCAGCAAATCCCATTGCAAGAACACCCACACCAAGCGGTGCATTTACGCGCAGAGATACATCTACTTCATTGATTTGGACACCTGGAGATGTAATATATTGTTGAGTCATAATTTATAAATAATTCCGTTTGTTTTAATTATTTATAATTTCTAAGGTGAATTTTTAAATCAATGTAGCCGTGAAGAATGTAAATGCAAACTCAAATTGAGATTCTAATTCATCTGGATTTTGATCAGAATATTCTGGGGACGTTAAAGATACAGGAAACGCTCCCTCATAATCAAACCTAATTATTTGATTACCATATTCGTCAAGCCCATATACAGTAAAATTGGCAGTATAATCTTTCATTGCTTCCCATGCTTCATATCTACCTAATTCATTTACGTTATATCTTGACTCCTTCTCGTTATTTAGAATATCTAACCAATAATATACTGTCCACCAGTTACGATATAAGTTATCAATTTTAAATTTTACAAAAATATTTTCATATTGATTTCTTGAATGTGACGATATTTTTAGATGCTGCCCCGCATATGGTTGTGCAATGTCTGGAACTACAATGTTAGGAATTGGCGAACCTGTAATAGAAAATTGAAGTGAATCAAAATCTATTTTATAATTACTTCGCTCTGTTGACTTATGGCCACGTAGTGCTTCAGGTAGAGAAAGTATCATTGTATACTTATCAGCTCTACTCTTATTGAGAATAGACTGGTTTAGTGAATACTGTTTAGGTATGAATAAATCTTTATTTCCGTTCATATTAATTATTTATGAATAATTAGGGGCTGGGTGATAACTTGCCCAACCACTATCAGCATCTTGCGTAGGCGTTAACCAACCAGCATCGATAATATTATCCATTTCTGAATCGTCACCCCATCCACCATCACCCATAAACACGGAATCTATACCATAATTATTTTCTTCGCTTCCAAATAGATAGTTCATATCTTTTCTACCAAATGCTTCATACATGGCTTGAATTAAGATTGGTTTTTTATTATCATCCCACCTTACAACATTGAAATATTGATTCACTACCATTTCATGCACACATACTAATGCCCACATCATTGCGTCAACTCTATCGTCAAAATATGAATCACTTTTTTTACCCCATTTACCGCTACCTTTGGACACAAATGTATTCAATTCTTTAAGATAATCTTCATCGTGTAAAACAACTCTACGATGGTCTTTTAAAAGGTAAAACATATTCTCAACACCATGATATTTTGTATTTGTAGATGATGTAACGCCCTTTAAGTGAGAATAATCGCGATTACCTTGCTTTGTTGCAAAGTTCACAAGGTTGGGATAATTATATTCCTTGTCGAGAGTATTAATAACAATACCCCCACCAGTATTATTACGCTCAACTGCAAGTGGCGGTTTGCCCCAATGGGTCATTACTTCATTAACACGCCTTGCAAACTCATATGGCCCAATATCTGTGCAATGATATGTAGCAACTTGTTCGATGCGTGTAAGCTCAGTTATATCAAATACACAAACCGTTGAGGCACATTTTCCAACGCCTTCTCCAATATCAACACCCGCACAATACATACGATCTTTAATATTAGGCTGTTCAAAAATCTTATATGCTCCATCGTCATGCTCTATTCTTGGTTTTCTACAAGATTTTTGTAACTCATTATATAACTCTTGTGAAATATTTGAACCACCCGATTCAAGAAATTTACATTCATATTCTTGTTGGAATTGTTCATCGCCAAGTGTCATCCGCTCCTGATCTGCCCACTCTTTGGTTTTTCCAGGCACATTAGACCAAGGAACCTCTAATCTGCCCCAACCAGACCCTTTTTCTTTGGACACTTCCCATAATTTATGAAATAAATTTCCAACCCCATTTGGAGTTGATGCGATCAGCACCTTTGCATTATCAGAACTAGAAATAGTTGGGTAAACAGCAGACCAAAATTCCTTCATAATATTAGGTTCTATAAATGCCTGTTCATCAATAAGTAAACATTGCTTAGATAAAAAACCGTTAGCATAATATGTATGATTATCTTTGATTTCTAGGAATTCGTATACGGGTTTTGTATTATTGACCTTAATTATGTCTATAATAACTATGCCATTATAAATCGTATCACCGATTTTTAAATCTTTGGCAAATGTATATTTGTTATCGTCCACCATTAACTTATGTTTAGGTGTGCATATTAAGGAATTTTTATAAGTATGAATTATCAACTTATTATAATTTTTTCCCTTAATAACCCCTTTAAAGTCTTTAAACCCATCTTGGGTTAAGACCTCAAACCTATTATTTTTAAAAATAGAGTAATCTACAACATCTGCCATATTATTATTTAGCTTTCGGCCTACCTTTTAGCCACCTATTTCAAGAATTGGTATTTATTCACTAACTAAAAACATATTCATGTCTTCACCATCAGACTCTAATATATTATATAAATTCTCCATATTGATATCAAATATATCACCTGTATGTTTATCGCGTATAGTAACTACAGTTGATCCGTCAACACAATTACATGTTTTACCACGAATACTATCAGCACTTGTTGCACTAATTTGAATTTTACTTTTACTTTGAAATAAAATTTCTTCTTTATTCCACCCACCTCTTGCAACTTCAGCCTTTAACCAATTTGGTAAACCTTCATACGCAGTCTTAATACGCTCAAGAATTTCTTTAGCGGTTTTTTCTTTATTGGCAACAATGATTACACTCTGATATTCACAGAAAGTTACAAGCCATAGGGCATAAATTGTCATTAGGGTGGTGTTTGATGTAACAATCCCACTTTTTCCACACATAAATACAGCATCTGTAGAGTCTACAGTTATACATCTTACAGGGACACTATTAACGGGTTCTATATTTCTGATATATACATAATTGCCTTTCTTCAAATTAGTAATTTTTTGTTTTTTAATTTTTCTAAGTATTTTAAAAACATCAAATTTAGATTTAAAATGTAACCTATATATATCCTTCCTCTGTTTACCTTTATGAAAGTTTTCATTTACTATATCTTTTACATTATATTTTATACCTAACGTCATTAATAATTCCCTAACGTCATTAATAATGGCCTTATTTGTATTATAAAACGTATTCATAGTATTAGTTATAGAACCGTCTGTATCCATTATACCCTGAAGTAATAACTTTCTATCATCTATAGATGATCTAAGGTATTTTTGGGGTATATGTTTATTTTTA